CGCTTTAAGACCGTCGATTGAACTAGCCTGAACACCAATCGTTGTAGCCTGGCCATCAACCGCCGAGCTAACCGTGTTTAGTGAAACGGCTGCCGCTTTAATAGCACCAGACTCTGCAAGCTTACTTTGACGGGCACCAAGCATAGTTGTCTCGTCGTCATCCCCTGCCTGTTGGCAGACTAAATGGAACGGTACGGTTCCGACAAAGGTGTATGGCCCGATGCCTGTATGGATATTGGTGTTACCGGTATTTGACCCTTCAGAAAGGAAGGTGGGACTTGTTGTGCTTGTGCTGGCTCCGAACTCTTCCGTATAAAGCACAGTACCGTCGGCTTGCATGACTTTTACTGTACCTGGTTCAACAGCCACCATACGGAAGTTTGAAATGTCAGGCTCAGGCCAGATGTAATAGTCCGATAGACCTTCTCGTGGTATTGCGAATTCCGCATCACCACCTGCGCCGTCAGCGGTAGCTGCCTGCATGAAGTAGAACTTAGGATCGTCATTGACGTAGTACCGCGCACTACCATCAGACTCAGTCGTAAGCGTTGTATTTGTCGCACCGTCGTTATAATACGGATAACCACCAAGGTTATCGGTTTCTACACCACCAACAGCCTCACCATTGGTGAGTGGCGTCATAAGCATGTAGTCGCCACCGGTCGGCACCCAAATACCACAAACCCGAGCGTCTGACCTAAACAAAACAGAAGTATTACCACCTGTCTGTGTGCTGCCCCAATCTACGTCCTGCTGCCAGTGATAAAAACCACCAGCGGGAACTGTAATTGTGTGATTAGGCGTCATGGTATTATTGAAGCCAGTGTATGACTCGCTAGCAAACACATCTACAGACGCCTCGGTATCAGGCGAAAACAGGTAAATATCTACTGGCTGATATCTGTTTGCAATATTACCAAGCAGTGTACCAGCGAAGTTAGCCGGTACACCCATGTGACCGTTACCGTGCTTACAAACGATTGGCCCCGAAGCAGATACGCGCCACGGTCCGATACCAGACGTACCAGATAGATAGTCCATCGGATAGTTAGTAATTCTAGTAGCGTTCTTCTTTACATCGTACCAGGTGCCAGTCGCCATGTTCTGGATACGAATATCTGTGCCCGTGAAATACGAAACGACGTATGCCGAATTAATATTATATAAGTACCATTCACTGTTAGCGTAATGACCATTGAGCGGGCTGTTAACTCGTGCCTCAAGTAACCGGTTATCAACCGCGGATGCTTCGGCGCTGTCTGCGGCATTAGTAGCAGAAGTCGCAGCAGCACCCGCTGACTCATTAGAAGCAGACGCGAAGCCCTGAGCGGTAGAGCTATGACCAGCCGCGACACCCGATGCTTGAGATGCTGTATTTTTGAAACCCTCTGCATCATCAGCAGAATCACTGGCGGTAGAGGCAAACGAACTGGCCTCACCAGCTTTAGTTGTAGCAATACCCGCCTGCGTACTGGCGGTGCTTGCAAAGTCCCCCGCATCACTTTCGCTCGCTGACGCAGATTGTGCAGACGCCAGCGCCGCTGAAGCTGAGACACTAGACTTGTGAGCTGATCGAACAGACGAGTCATCTACTTCTACTGACGTTAGGTCTACTTCACCCCTAACAACAATAACGCCATCAACATAAATCGCATTGTCAGTACTACTTCCGATGGGGGCGCTTCGTTGTTCGAGTCTGAGGCCATTAACAGGTGCCCAAGCTCCCGCAGTGCCCGTGGTAGTGAGAAATACCCAAGAGTTCCGAACAGCCGTACCAATTGTGCCCCAACCGCCGTCGCCAGCAAACCCAAAAATCTCACTTGTAGTGCCGCTCCCGTCGATATAAACCCACATCCCCCAGGTAAATTTGTCGCCTATTGCAATTTCGGGGAACGAGTCCAAGTCATACGACTTAAAGATACGGGTACTACCTGTGTTGCTTGCGAGGATTTTGAGGCTGTGCGTACCCAATTTTTTAAATGTGGTTGATGTGGTGTAGGCGCTGCTTTGATCAGTCCACTGCGGTTTAACGCCACCAGGGAACGTGCCATCAAAGGCATAGTTCTGATAAACAATAGCGTCGCGTGCGGCTTCGGCGGTATCCTTCGCTGTTACGGCTAATCCTGAAGATTGTGATGCTGAAGCAGAAAAACCACTTGCATCGCTGCGCGACTGCGCTGCCTGATCTCTATACGTCAAAGCCTCGCCAGCTTTAGTTGTAGCAATGCCAGCCTGTTGGGATGAAATAGCCGCTTCATCGCCCGCTGTGGTTGCCGAAGCAGATGCTGCTCCAGAAGAGACTAGTGATGCTGCCGCCGATACCTCGGATAACACCTCAGCAGTCGCTGCTCTATCGCTAGTCTCAACAACAGTTAGGTCGTGATGACCTCGGACAATGATGAGTCCATCGATAAAGAGCTCTCGACTAGTGCCGCCCGTGTGGTCACGTATGTCCATCTCAAGATTGGTTGCTACATCCGAGGTCGCTGTACCTTGCGCAGTTACAAACTGCCACGCGTTTGTGGAGGTTACCGTGCCCGTAGCCCAACCGCCGAACTGTTGAAACTGCAGAGTAATGTTGGCACTAAAGTTCTTATAAACCCAAGCACCCCAGGTAAATTTCTCACCCGAAATTATAGGTATGTCTGTCCTGTAAAAGATTGGATTAGGGTTGCCAAAGATAGTGCTTTTAGATTTTAGGCTGTGGCCACCAAAATATTTCTGCGTAGTACTACGCTCGTAAATAGTAGTGTCCCAACCGCCTATCAACGTAGCGTTTGCTAACCTTGAATCCACAACAATGTTATCTAGAACCATGCTGTCTCTAGCAGACTCCGCATCGTTTTTAGCTGTAGCTGCTAACCCTGCTTGAGTGCTGGCCGTGGACGCGGACCCCGCAGCAGTACTCGCGGATTGTTGAGCGGTAGTCGCGAACCCCGATGCGTCACTCGCGAACCCTGATGCGTCGCCCGCTTTAGTGCTCGCGATACCCGCTTGTTGAGTTGAAGTGGTTGCTGAATTCCCAGCTGCTGACTGACTAGCAGATGCAGCGCCCTCAGAAACAAGAGCTGCGGATGCGGAGATAGCTGCGGCATCCGATTTTATCTCCGCCTTAATCGACTCAGTGACATCGATGACTTCGAGCGTCTTTAGTGCTATCTGGCCGTCGGTTAAACTACTAGAGTTATAACGTACTTGGAAGTTTACGTATGCTAAATCTGGCTCATGATTAGTACCCGTAGATGGGGGGATAATTGCCCACGCTCTGCCTTCACCCTGCCCAGCAGGCGCGTTCTCAATGACTAAATCAAAAGCTTCAAGTTCTGCATCTGTGTAGTCACTGCCGCCAAAGAAAACGGACAGCTCGAACGTCCCATCAGCAACCTGTTTTGTTACGTAAACGGGCTGAAAATTATTTAGATCAGGACTACTCGTAATCCTAGTGCCATCTGCTTTCCAACCATTAATGCCGAGGGTTACCCTTACTCCATTTGCTATCGTGGCACCGTCGTTAACAACGCGAGCTATTAGCCGAACAAGGTAAACTTTGTCAGAACTATAGGGCTGAACTCTTCGTGGAGATACCGACTCATTTAGACCAAGAGTTGGCACGTAGGCGCTACCAAACTCAGCATCGTTATCGATGAAGAAGCTAGGGGTTGCATTGCCATCACCTGCGAACCTGTTATCACCTGAATATAAATTATTGACTTGCTGGGTATGTTGCCAGCTTGTAGGGTTTACAAATTGAATCTCACCGTTCGCAGCAGTTTCAACCAAGACAGCATCTTTTAAGTCGTCAGTATCTGACTTAGCAGTAGCTGCCAGCGTAGCCTGAGACGAAGCGGTAGAACTGTGACCCTGCGCGTTGGACTCGGATGTCGCAGCTGCTGACTCACTGGCCTGTGCGTTTGTTTCAGCAGTCTCGGCGTCATTTTTTGCAGTAGTAGCGAGCGCCGCCTGAGATGTTGCAGTGTTAGCAGAACCTTGCGCGTTTGAGGCACTTGTTGCAGCAGCACCCGCAGAGGTAGACGCTTCGCCCGCTTTGGTTGTTGCTACTCCGGCCTGTGTAGACGCTGTAGATGCCGATGTCCCCGCAGCACTTTCGCTTGCAGATGCGTTAGACGCAGATGTCTGTGACGCGGCTGCGCTTACCGCACCTTCTAGGTTGGCTTTATTAGTCTCAACAATTGAGCCGTTAGACGATAGGAACTGCACATCGTCAATGTACCCACGGAAGTTACCACCAACCGCCCAAGTGGCGTAATTAACAAGAACATCCGTACCGATGTTCCCAGGCTGATCATCAATTAGGATAAGGTCAATTCGAACAAACGCTGTATTAGCGGGGGCGGTGCCCTCATCAGAAACGTAGTCAAACCAGGTCTGCACTGGTGCCAGTGAACTACCACTTACCCATGAACTATTTGCCTGGTTGTACTCAGAAGTAGCCGAAGGCACAGCGGCTTGGCTAAGTAGCGCGCCGTCTTCGTCGTACCAGTTGTAGATAATGAAAACGTCGTCCTCATCAATCCACTCTGGATCACGGTTATAGGGCGCTGGGACCGTGCCTGCAAGGCGAACAGCCATGTCCACGTTGAACTTCTGTGCGGCTTCAGCAACAAAGTACTTACTGAGTCGCAACCAGTGGCCAGTTGTACCGGCATCTTCTACGTGAGTACCGAAGCTCTTCGTCGAAGCGAAGTCTCCAGTACTATTTACTACGTTATCAACAACACCAATATCGCGAGGTGCATCAAACCGTTGGCCTTCGCAGTCCCAGCCAGTAGGCCAAGTGTCTATAGATGTAGACGCTTGGTCAGCTTCAAAGCCCGCATTAACAACACCGCCATCAACCAGGTTCATACGGTCTTGGATAGCGACTGATATACCCTCGGACGTAGCCGCCGCTGATTCTGAACCTGCAGCGTTTGATGCGCTTGTTGCTGCTGCATTCCTGTAGGTCAACGCGTTAGCTTCTGAGTCGCTGGCATCTGACGCGCTGTTCGCTGCATTAGTCTCACTAGAAGAAGCAGCTGATTCATGGCCCGACGCATTAGATTCGGATGTTGCCGCCTGGCTAGCTGAGGTAGAGGCTTCACCCGCTTTAGTAGTAGCGATACCCGCTTGTGTGCTCGCGGTTGATGCTGATTGCCCAGCCGCGCTTTCACTAGCGGTTGCAGCGCCTTCGGACACCAACGCAGCGGCTGCAGAAACAGCTGCTTCACCAGCTTTTAGTTCTGCAAGGACGACATCAGTAATATCAAACACTTCGAACGATTTAACCGCTAAAGTACCGTTAGAAGCATCACTAGCATTCTGACGGAGTTGGAAACCGATATGCTCTGCTGGGGCGTCTGACCCGTTGGCGCCCGCTCCTTGACTAGTAAGTATCTTGCCAGAAATAACGCCGTTATCTTGAACCGTCTTATTGCTATCAACAATGTTTAGACTGTCTAATGAGCCAGTGGCGTAATCACCACCGTGGAAGACCATAACAAATTCAAGCTCTCCGTCCGCTGCGTTGGGGGTCTGTTGCCCAGGCTGGCTGTTCTCGATCAGCGTAAGCCCATCGCCGCCACGAGTTGTCGCTCCGATATAAGTGTTTGTGCCATAGCTGTAAATGGGGCGTGTGCTTTCAACCGCGACACGATAGATAACCCGCACCATATAAACTTTGTCTGCGCCGTAGGGATAAGCCTTACGTGGACCAAAAGTGAGGTTAGTAGTCTCTGAGTTGTAGTTATATGCGTCACCGAAGACACTATCTGAGGTAGTAAAGTGGCTTTCAGCAAGGGCGACTGTTCCTACAAACCGGTCATCGCCACTTTGTAAGTCGGTACTGTGTGACTGAGTTGCCCAGTTTTCGACGATAGGGGTGACTCTTGAGGGACCGATAGCCGCTATTTCTACTTTCGCGACAGCAAGCGCCGCTTCTGCTGCGGCCTGCGCGGATACAGCTAACGTACTACTTGATGACGCCGATGACTGTGAACCCGCTGCATTTGATTCTGATGTTGCGGCATTATTCTCTGAAATTAATGCTGCGCCTTCACTGGCCGATGCATCGGATGCGCTTGCAGCTGCAAGAGCTGCCTCCGACAAAGCGGTTGCTGCTGAGTTGCCCGCCGCAGTTTGACTAGCTGTAGCACTTTGACTAGACGTGAGCGCAGCCCCAGCGGAATCTGCACTATTGTGAGCTGCCTGCACTGCCGAATCATCAACTTCTACAGACGTTAGATCGACTTCACCCTTAACAATAATAATGCCATCGACGTAGGTTGCTACATCATTAGACTCAAGTGGAGCCGATCGAAACTCTAACTTAACGCCTAGAGTATTCGCCGCTTGGTTGCCCATAGTTCCGGTGTCGGTAAGAAACACCCACTGGTTACGTGTACTGGTATTTGTTGTCGCCCAACCGCCATCTCCAGCAAAACCAAAGGCCTCCGTACTAGTACCTGACCCATCGATATAGACCCACATTCCCCACGTATACTTGTCACCTATTACAGCTTCAGGGAAAAAGTCGAGTTTCGAGCTATCGAATATATCCATCGATCCAGACTGGTTGTAAACGACCTTTAAACTGTTGGACCCAAACTTAGCTTGGGCCGAAGATGTTGAAATATCGCTACCTTGTGAAACCCATATTGGCTTTGTAGCGGTGGGGATTGTCCCGCCGAACGCAAAGTTCTGATACACAATGCCGTCACGAGCGTCTTCCGCAGCTGTTTGTGCAGAGGCTGCAAGCGTCGAGCTTTGAGACGCGGTAGACGCATGTCCAGCAGCGGTAACGACAGATGCGGCAGCTGCACTTTCACTAGCAGATGCGTTTGTCTCAGCAGTTTCTGCGTCAGTTTTTGCGGTAGTAGCTAAACCAGCTTCCGTAGAAGCAGTAGACGCATGGCCTGCAGCTGTGATGACAGACGCTGCAGCGGCACTCTCGCTAGCGGAAGCGTTTGTTTCAGCAGTCTCAGCATCATCTTTTGCAGTAGTAGCTAAACCAGCTTGTGTTGAAGCCGTTGAAGCGTGTCCCGATGCAGTAGACGCAGAAGATGCAGCGGCACTTTCACTTACAGACGCACTGGTAGCAGATCCCGCAGCTGCGTCCGCTTGGATTTCTGCTTTAATTGCCTCGGTTACATCAATGACTTCTATAGACCGTATTGCTATTCGACCATCAGTAGCGCCGCCGTGGTTGGTGCGTAACTGAAAACCAATATAAGAAGGCGGGTAATTTGTACCAGTTGTGGTGACTGAGGCACGCCCAAGAGTCTGTCCGCTAGGAGCGTTGTTTTGAACTATGTCTAACGCCTCTAGCTGAGTATCTGTGTAATCAGTACCACCAATAAAACCAGCAACAGTGAAGATCCCATCACTAACGGTCTGATCCGTGTAGTTTATGGTTGCGTTACTTTGGTCGGGATCTGCCGTGATTCTACCGCCAGTTTCAGTATAGCCGTTATAACCAAGAGAAAGCCGAACTCCAGTACCAATGGTGTCGCCATCATCAGTAACGCGGGCGACAACCCGCACAAGAAAGACTTTATCAGTAGTGTATGGATGTACCTTTCGTGGACCTACGCTTTCGTTAAGCCCTTTAGCTGGGAAATAAGCGTAACCAAAGTCAGGGTCGTCGCTTTTGAAGTAATCTAACCAACTGCCAGTAAAATTAGTTGTGTTACCGAGCGTGCGTTTGTCGTCCCCCAAGATGCTATGGTCAGCACCTCTCATCCAGCTTTCAGGATTTACGAAGAAAATATCGCCGGATGCTGCGTTCTCTTCTAGCACTATGTCTTTCAAATCGTCAGTATCAGTTTTTGCAGTAGTAGCTAAACCGGCCTGAGTTGAAGCGGTAGACGCGTGTCCTGCGGCTGTAATGACAGATGCCGCTGCTGCACTCTCACTAACAGATGCGTTTGTCTCACTAGCTTGTGCATTAGTTTCAGCAGTCTCAGCATCAGTTTTTGCAGTAGTAGCTAAACTGGCCTGAGTTGAAGCGGTAGAGGCATGTCCCGCTGCGTTTGACTCACTAGAAGCAGCAGCACTCTCACTAGCTTGTGCATTAGTTTCAGCGGCCTCAGCGTCATTTTTTGCAGTAGTAGCTAGACCCGCCTGAGTTGAAGCGGTAGACGCAGAGCCAGACGCGTTCGTCTCTGACGTTGCGGCTGCGTTTTCCGATACTAGTGCAGCACCTGCGCTTGTATTAGCAGCAGCTGCGGAACTGTTAGCCGCTGACGCTTCTTGGCCAGCCGCCGTCTCCGACGCTGATGCTTCGCTTGCGTAGTATGTGGCTGCAACTGCTGCCTGGTTACCCGCAAGTGCTTTAACATCGCGTCGGTATCCAATAACTGGATCTTCATCTGCATCCAAGTTTATGCGTAGGTAGAAAGGTTTATTGCCCGAAAAGTAATAAGGGCCATCTGTGCTTAACGCTGTTTCCGTGATACCTACCGTGCCATCTTGAACGCCTTCTGGTCCCCTGTCTCCAGCAGTCGTCACTGTTTTAGTGTAGAGGAGCGTACTGTCTTTATCGTATACGCGGACAATCAGATCGTCTTCAGGAGAAATTACGCAGAAATCGCTCAGGGTGACATTAGGGACAATGTATTCATCACCCAAAAACTCATACGGAACATGTGTTTCACAATCCGAGCCGTCACCATCACCTATTGATCCACTAAACAACGCCTCACTTAAATCACTAGTGGACAGCAAACTGCCAGAGCTGCCACTTGTAACAATGGTGGCGGAACTCGATGTACCGTTCTCGTCCATACGAACAGTACTTTCATTATGTGACGCATCTATAATTATCCGCTCACTAGCAGGATTCAAAATGGTGTGGTCGTAGCCTGAAGCGTAGTGTTTATAGACAAGCGCATCGCAGGTAGTTCGGACTGATAGGTAACCATCGCCATCTGAACCAACATCGGCGGTGGTCGAGTACATCGTGCCGCCAGTAAGTGCTACCGGCGTGACACCTGCCATAGACCCGTAGTCCCAAGTTTGTTCGGTTCTTATGTAAGCCTGTCCATCTGAGAGCGGGTAAATACGGACAGTATGCAACTGGTCTCTAGTTATATGCATACCGAACTGTCTGCCAGCATGCGCTACCGATGCAAGCGTGGTGTTGTCACTGCTGCATGCGTTAAATGGTTTACTAGAGGCGAGCTTATCACCCTGAACAAGTGTCTGAGTTTGGGTGACACCACGATTAAGTGTTGTCAGTAATGTGCCGTTTTTATAAATCTGAGTACTATCTTGCTCAACAGCAAACACATAGTTCCCTGGCTCCATACAGATACGTTCACTGATCGAGCCTGACGCTTTTAGTGCGCGCTCCGCGTCTATGGATCGAGCTTTAGCAACAAGTGCGGAACTGCTAGATGCAGAAGAAGAGGTGGCGGCATCTGTTGCGGAAGACGCTGCTGCAATTACGTCCGCTGCAGTAGAAACTACATCAGCGCTGGTCAGCACGACATCGGCATTTGTAGCTGTCTTATCCAGGGCAGCCGCTGCTGCGTCTAAAGCAGTTTGAGTTGCATCTGCTGCAGTAGATATAACGTCGGCTGCCGTCGCTGCCACGTCTAGCGCGGTTTGCGCTGCGTCAGATGTTGTCGTAGCTGCATCAGCAGCTGTGCTAATTACATCAGCAGCTGCTGATGCTGCGTCTAAAGCAGTTTGAGTTGCATCAACTGCCGCTGAATTTGCACTAGCCAAAGCTGCGGCTGCTTCAGATACAGCAGAACCCGCGCTCGCTGCAGTGTTAATTACATCTGCTGCTGTGGAGGCTGCGTCTGCGGCGCTCGATATGACATCTGCTGCAGTGCTCTGCACATCTGCCGCAGTTAAGACTGCGTCTTGTGCCGCCGCAGTTTGGCTAGCTAAAGCTGCTGCTGCGCTGGCTGCTGCTGCCGTGGTGTCACCATATGTAGTAATTAGATCGGCGATACCAGTTTCGGTATCTGTGATGCGACCACTTAGAACAGCGGATAACTCTGAATTAGTAATTGCTCCAGCCAGCTCATCTAGTAAAACTGTTACGTTCGGAGATGTAGTTGCCAGTGTGCCTTGAGTCGCGTTGTAGTTGCCTACCTCATTAGTCGTAGAGACGTGGCGAATCCAGTAGTAGAAACTCTGGTCACCGCCGACGTTATCAACGTAAGTAGGGCCTGATGTGATACCAACAAGAATAGCGTCGCCCAATACATCAGAGTCGTGCCGCCATATTTCTGTCTGGCTATGCCCAAGATAAAGTGCTGCTGTCCAGCTAAGTAAGACTTTCTGATAGCCACCAGTTGCGCTGAAATTTACTGGCGTGTCAGGAGTTCCAAAGGCATCGCTGCCACCACTTGGACCAGGCACTGCGCCCATGCCTAAGTTAAATGACGTGATATTGTTAGGGTCGAACTTATTAGCTTTGAGCTCTTCCGCTAGACCACTATTGATCAACTCCCGTAAAGTAACCGCACGATCTCTGGGATCGCCACGTCGCCCGAGACGAATCTCAATTGCTTCGACAATACTATTTAAGTACTTCCTAGTAGCCGGATCTATAGAGGCTGGCGGCTGGCCAATGCCAGGTACTTTGGTAGGGGTCTTTTTTACTGTCATGCGTTCTTGATCTCATCAATTGATTGAGCAATACAAAACGAATCTATTGGCCGCCGACCCGATACTTCGACTTGCCATTCTTTTGCTGTGACCGCCGGAAGTCTGCATATCGCTTCAGGGATCGTTACACTTCCGATCCCGCTTGGGGTGTAAGTCGTCAACGCATAGTCGCCGTCGGGCCTTTCGGTGAATTTCGTACTTATTATTAGAGTGCCGCCGGCCCACACGTTGACAACCACGCCGCCAGTGCCAGTGTTGGTAGTAAAGTCCACACCCACCCAAGACATTGATACAGGTCTGTCAGCAACGAAAACCTTTGATTTCCACTCTGCCTCAAGGTAAGCGGACGTATCACCTTGGAATTTGTAGATCTTGTTAGTGCTAATTGTGTAGAGGTTGCCATCTCGCGGGTCTTGATAACCGCCTTCGATTTCTGTTGAAGTCGAAATGTCTATAAGCGTGGTGTCTTCAGAACGCGGATCGTATATCCAGCCCTGGTTTACGCCCCCCTGTGAGTAGAAGGCCACATAAGTCTCTTCGTACTTAAATGCTTTAACAGTTGTAGGGGAGAAATCAGCATTCCACTGCTTAGGTGTGACAAGCCCTTCAGTTACGATTCGGGCTTCACCGCCGGATACAGCTACGAGCCCGTCAGGTCCTGCGTACAAAACGTACGAGCCCATGTCTACGACGCTGTCTTTGTTTACACACGCCTGCGCTATATCTAACTTAGAAGAAGACAGTGCAGATGGATCTGAACCCACTACAAAGTAAGTCGAATCATTAGTGAGGCATACAAGTCCGCTACCAGTTGTAGCGATAGCGATTATCTCTTCATCTAAAGTTATCCGATAAGCAATCGGCCACGCGTGTGGCAAATAAGACTCGCTGATACACAACCGTTTGCCGCTGAACCCCGCGAACATGCCATTGGCTAGTGCGGTTAAGCCCTGAAGAGGTCCACTAGGGTAGAGGGTACTATTATCGTCAGGTGGGCCAATCCAAGTACCACTGGGTAGAACCTCACCTAGCTCATGCGAAGACAGCGTGTCTGTGAAAGTCGTGGCCGTAAAGTTAACTTCGCCGACGAACTGAAACGTGGTGTTAGTCGAACCAGAGTTCGATCGGTATATGCGTTTCTTAGCGCCTGTAGAGAAGAAGTAATCTCCGCTGGGTTGATCTCCAGTAGGCATAGTGATGTCTACATCTTCAGCATCCGTAAGTTCGATTACTGCAGTCGGAGGACTCGGTGGCCCCTCTTCCCCGAGAGATGTAACAAACGTATACACGTAAGAAACATCGTTCGGCGTTTGCGCTTCATCAGCAGTGCCTGTCTTGGTGCGCTGAAGTGGATTCGGAGGGGCTGGAACACCGAGCCTGTAACTTACGGCTGGGTAAGTGCTCCCGCTAATCATACTAGTCGCAGTACCAACTCGTGGGTAATCTTCGCCGCTCCAATACAATCGACCTTGTGTGTCGTCGGGTATCGGGCCTTCCACAACGCTGACGTTCGCGTCATCCCACTGAAACCAGTTATTGTTTTTGTCTAAATAAATCGACTTCCGTGCAGGACCAGTAAGGGTCTCTACAACGTTATTTGTATTGAGCAGGCCAACTTGCCCAGAAGCGAAATCAGCATTTTTCGCATGCACAGCAAATTCTTCAGCGAGAAGTTTAGGGCTAACCGCCGGCACCATACCTTTGAATTGCTGAACCTTGAAATACGCCATAATCGTGAGCTCATCTTTTTACTATTATATTAGCTTAGCTAATAATGTGCCACTCCTTAATAACACCAAAGGACCGGTGTAGTCTTGCGGATATCGATGTGGATAAAGGTTTTTGCTACGCCAACAGACATACCCATAGCTAGCGCATGATTAACAATCGCTCGTCGCTGGGCACCGCCGCTCACTGCTATGTCTGCGGCAATTCCCTGAGCGTGTGTGCCGGGCTTATCTTTGGCTTTCTCAATGCTGTGACCCTCTGGATCGCGATATCCCGAGGTCACGTGGAAGGGGAAACCGCAGGCCCCTCTGAGTTGGTCCAGGGCGTGGATGAAGCCTTCCTGCATACCGTTGCTTCCGGTTTCTTGGCAGTCGAAGTCTTCTATCTTGAAGTACTTAAAATCAGTCATATTAATCTCTAAACAAGTAAACGATATATCCGAGCCCCGCAGTCCATACTGACGCAAGCACCGCGCTGCCGAACTTAGCTGTATTGGCATTAGACGCAGCTAGTTCAGCTACCTCTTCTAATTTCTTTTCACTTTCATCTAGCCGGAACTCGTGACGCTTCAGCCGCGCATCCGCACCGACTAGCTTTTCTTCGACTCGTGCTACGTTAGTCAGCACCTCAGTCAACTTATCTATTTTTACTTCTAGTCGATCAAAGCGTCTGTTCGTTTCTGGGTCGTTCACGACTTACCTCGCATCTTCATTATTTTGTCCGCGCCTTTCACGCCGAAGGACGCCGTCACCGCCACGTACAGCAAGTACGAAAGCCAGTCAGGAAGAAGCTCAAGAGTTGCGAGGCCGAATTGGACACGCTCTATAATCTCTACGTCGCCCGCCATCGCGCCATACATAATCGCAACCACAGGCGAGGTGAGCAAAATTACTAGGTACTCATCTTTCCACGAATTCGCTGAGGCGCCAGCCATCTTGCTTTCCCAGTCAGCATCGTTGTTGATTGCTGTAATCTTACGCTGGTGGATAGCCTGCTTTTCTTGGGCCTTGTTACTTAGATAAGTCTTACCTAAATCTGCAACGGGTCCGAGTAATGCTGTAAATATGCTCATAGTATTGCCTTTACTATTTGTGGACCGAATGCGGCTATACCTGCAGCAGCGCCAACAGCGCCTGCCGGTTGCGTAATCCTGTCGGTTACGGGCGTATCGAATCTTGGGAAGTCTCCAATGATTTTTTCTACAGACTCCGCTGTTGGCCCGAGCAGTGTTGCTATACCAGAGTTGCCCCAGTCCGAAGACCTTTGCGCTGAATACAACAAAGATATTGGGCCGTTCAATCCTGCGCGGTCCCAGATCTCAGTCATATAAGTACCCCAGTCCATACGATCAGACCTGAGATACTTAGTGCTGCCATTGATACCAGGTATTGCATAGCTCAACCCGACCTTCGCATACTCACGCAATTCAAGTCCCAGTGCGGCGAGCGGCAGGAATGCAGCAGCTGTAAGGAACATGACTGGTACAAGAGCTGAAATTAAGTTGCGGTCTTCAGCAAGCCTGGCCACAAACTCTCGTTCCAATCCACCTAAAATGGTTTTGTTAAAAGAGTAGATGAAAGACTTCAGCTGCCAAATAAGTGCGTATCTAGGGTCATTGGCCCATATAGGTCGTTCAGCCGCATTAGGCCTAAGCACTGAGCTCTCTACGAATCTAACTAAGGCTTCTTTGACTGCCTTTCCATCTTCAGTACCTAAGTCAAAGTCGCTGGCTTCCCAGGCTTTCACTTGTTCGGCAGTTAGGCCTAACTGCTTTAGGTAACGCTCTGACCTTTTAGTAGGGTGATTTGCATGCTCAAGAATAAATTGTCTACCCATACCAGACGCAAACTGGCGTGACAGCGTAGTCAGGAAATCTAAACCAATGTACTTAAAGTACTTCTCAGTAGCTTCTCGCACCGAGGGGTCTAGTAGCTCACCGTCTGCTTGTGACATCCATGCTGTCGCGGCCGCTTCAGACATAGTCACGCCAATATCGTTAGCAAGTCGCTCTGCTTCGCCCTTATCTTTAATCATCGACATAACTTGCTTGCCGAACATGTTAAAACCGTTGAACTCTCGGGTATTAACTATCGGCCCTGCGAAGTCAGGAATAGATGCAAAGAAAGCGAAAGGCAGAATTGTCACAGTCTGGATTAGCTGAGCATAGCTGTTCATCTTCCGCCAGAATGGTTCCATCGGCGTTATGTTGCCAAGATACGCATTTGTAATTGAGAGAAGAATCTCTTGTTCGCGAGCATTCATCTGCTGCATAGCATCAGCTAGTTTGCTGGTGCCGTCTTCACGCTTAGTGTGCTTATTCCACTCGACCCGTTTCGTTACCCGATCGATGTAGGAGAGGAGGGCGACTTCGGGTGGCAATACATAACCGAGCTCTCGCAACCGTTCAGGCGAGATGTCCTTCGTTAGAATCAGAGCTTTCTCTGCATCCTGTGCGGGTTCAAACACGTCTTCTGGCTTTATATCTACATTGCCCTCGTCATTAAGAATCGCTGCCTGGTACTTCTCTAAACGAGATAGTGAGGCTCTAACTTTCTTAGCATCCGCATTTGGATCTTTCGAGAGTATCTCTTGAATTAATGGCTCAGGATTCGCAGCCACTTCTGCTAAATCGAGGACTCTTGGGAAGTAGTTCTCGATAAAACCAATATCGCTATTGGACGGGGCTATGTACTCAGTGTGCATACGCTCCAAGAACTTTCGAACTTCTTGGGCCTTCGGTGAAAGCTCTGCTGTAGGTCGCCCTGACTCAGCTTCTGCAAGAAGCCTCTGGGTAACTTCGTTATCCCAGTCCGTACCTATGATGTCGAACAAGTCCGCGCGCATCTTATCTCTCACAAGCTGCCGCTGTTTAACAAAACCGAGCCCTGCTTTTGTATTCGACGGTACGTAAAACATATCCGCGACTGTTCCAGTGGGGTCGATGAGTCGTAGTACGGTGTCCGCGCTCAGTACGAACTTTAGGGATTCCATAAGAGAAGGGTGCTTACGGGCAAAGTCTTTGCCGAGTGACCTAAAGAACTTGGCCCATTTCGCTGCGGCCTGCTTAGTACCAACTATCGTGTCTATCTCTTCACGAACAGCCCTCGCTGTAGCTTTCTGTTCAAAAGGTACTTCGGACGGTATATCCAGCTCTATTGAGCCCAGAGCAGTACGATATGAAACCTTACCATCTGCGGTCTGCGTAGCACCTTCGGGTAGCTGAACGGCCACCGCGTTGCGTCGCTCTGTAACTTCGCCCATGTACTCAGAGAAAGTTTGATCTAGCTTGCCCTGGCGACGCATTAAGGGGTGATTGCTAAGTGCTTTCCAAAGTTTTTTAAACTCGAGTACTAGCTTCTTAAAGTGTGCGTCGACAACTCCGCGGCTCTTCTTCGACGCGTCTTTTTCCATATCAACTCTGGTCCAGGCCGCTACCTGGTCCGCGTACCACTCTTCAAAACCAACTTCGTTCCACTGCTTGATCGGCTTGCCTTCGTCGTTCGCCTTCTGGCGATCTGCTTCAAACGCCTTCCACATACGGCCGTATAAAGCTTTGTTCTCAAACAGGCCGTCCAGGTCTTGTTTATACAGCGCGTGCCCGAGCTCATGCGCTAGCACCATAGCTAACCCAGCCTCGTTCGTGTTGTGTAAATCATCAACGGTAATGATTGAGCCGCCTTTATATGCTTTATGAGAACCACGTATTGTGTTCTCTTTAGGCAAGGACGCACGCAGATGGGTCGCTATCTCTCGAGCAACCATTAGATCAGTGGTGAATGGTTTGACTACCGTAAATGCCGAGCCCATAACGATGTCTTCACCGATGATGGTCGCGTCGGTCTGAGTAGCTACCCAGTCAGCTGCTCGCTTAGTCAGCAGCTTCCGACGTACTAAGCCTTGGATAAACTCGCCTACAGCTTTTGTGTCACCAAGGTCCAAGGCATATAGTTGCCTTAAAGCAAGCCTCCCGTCAGCGCTGGTTTTCTTCAGCACCAGAGAACGCAGGTCTTTTCTTATTGCCGCGTCAAATTCTTTTATGCTAATCACCGCAATCGGCGTCTTAAAGCCTACAGCTCTGTGCAATCGCTCCGCTATTTCTGCCATCATCTTGTTGCCCATACCGAATGGGAACGTGATGCTGTTGTTGAATTTAACAGTTGGCGCAGGGCGCGCTGGACCCGTGGAAGGTCCGCCACCCCGAGGGCGGCTCTGGGTGGTGTTAATTCCGTCTCTGACCTCTTCTATATTCAGGCGCGACAATGGTGCGCCGTCAAATGTCCGAGCTGAGTTCTCTGCGATCTCATCAGTGTTGGTAATCGGGTCAGCCTGCTGTCGCCTCTCCATTGCTTCTTCAACTGTTACATCTTCAGTCTGGCTAGCGTCTGGATAATCAACAACAGTCACATCGCTCTGTAGACCAGCAAACAAGTCTGTCTGTGTGCTATCAGGGTCAGTGCGCTCACGCCCGAGCTCATTCCCCTCAACGTCTCTGAGTATAGTTTCTTGTCGGGTTTCTACTTCGTTTTGAACATCGACTTCGACTGTATTCTCAACAGCTGCGCCTGGGACATACGGCTTTAGCAGCGTATCCAGGGATACAGGTTTTTTACTGTTAAAACCTGCTGTGATTTTCTTAAAACCATCAGGCAATTTTTTACGTGGGTTCTCTATAGTCTCTAGTAGAGTTTGAATGGGTACGCCTTGGACCTCTACTTCATACCCCGACATCGTTAGCTGACCCAGCATGGCGAGCAGCCCTTGGCGTTGTGACGCTACGGTGCCGCCTTCTGTAAATGAGCCTGAATCTGCTTCGTTAAGGCGCCGTCCTGCGTTAGTCAAATCAACGAGGTTAACTGACGTAAACGTATCAGAACCCGGCTCTTTCACTTGGACGTTACGGAACTTACTCTTCGCTGCTTGAGCAATTGATTTTTCTAAGAACTCACCGATAGAGACTTCTGACTCTTCTTTTGTTACTGGGTCTTTTAGTCGAACTTTTTGAGTATCAGGAGTTGTCTCAATATCAATGCGATATGAACCATCAGTATTGATCTTCACATCAACAACTTCATCTGGGTTTGTTTTTTGCAGCTTAGTAGCGGTCTTGAGTAACGATTGAGACATCCGTTGGTAGAAGGGGGTGCTCCAGTTCTGTAAGACACCAAACTCAGCTTCATATTCAGCGCGGGCAGTGTCTATACCTTCAAACGAATTATCATCAACACCCTGGTACTCAGTAGTGGCTTTGCCACCTTTGTTAAAAGTATAAGTGCGAACTTCTGGCGTGAACTCATTAGCACTATCCACATCCGTAGCACCATCTTCTAGCGGATCAGTCTCATCCATAAACTGCACGTCTGGCTCGGCGCGCTTCTGTCGGTCTATCTGAGCTTCTTCTGGTGACAGTTGTTCTACGCGTCCACCCGTAGGCGCTATCTTTTCAGCTGCAGCGATTGCTTCTGGTAGCCCTTCAGTGGTCGCAGTTTGTTCAGATACGATGTCGTTTTGCTTGTCATATGCGCGCACTACAACGCTATCGTTGACGCTTTTTACTGAGCTATACCCAAGTGCAGCAGCGAGCACGGCATCTGACGCGTTACCCGATAATACTTCTTCAGCTAGATCATATGTCTTAGAAACAAGCGTCCCGCGTCCTGGGACAAAAACACTGTATGCCTCTTTCCCGTTGACAGTTATTGGCTTGATCACACCTCGGCGCACTGAGAATCTTTTGTCAGGTTTTGTGCCAGAGACCCACACAGCTTCTTTGCTGCTTGAGTCATCCAGCATTGCGTCGACCTGTGCAGAAATGTCACGGTCTGACTCTGGGGTAGTTTGCCCAGGCTCAACATCGCCTACTACGTCTTCCGCAACTGTTCTAGCGGTGACCATCTCTTTGAGCTGGTCCATCATCTCCATTGACTTATCGATGACTGCTGCGGGGGCATTTTTTAGTACGTCTGATTGAACAGCGCCCGCTACTATTGAACCTGCACCAGCTATAGCGCCGCCGCCGAAGAAGCCAGTAAAGGCAGCTTGTTGCAGTCGCAGCTTGGCGTCAGCGTCAGAGTAAGTTGGGTCAAGGTCTTGACGGTTTGTGACAGCAATACCTTCTTGTATAACCTCAGCAGTGCCCTCAGTTGCGCCACCTTGCGCAAAGTCTTTTGCATACTTCGCCCAGATAGACTGTTTTGATCCGGCTTTCTTTGTCGCCATGCTGGCCAGCATTTTCGCCAAGCCAACCTCACCTAACACGCCTACAGCGGCCTGCGGTATAGCAACTGCGCCAGCTCTCAAAACTGTCCCGCGATCTAGCTCTTCACCCGATTCTAACGCTTCGTTTATGTTTCCGCCGGTGAGCGGTGCGTATTCTGCTGAGTAGGCACCTGTGATTGCGCCTTTCTTTAAGTCACCTCTTTTGCGTTTTGTATAGGCTTCACGAAGTGCTTCATATGCGCCCTGAGCGATTCTCTTTTGCGTAGCGTCAGCTGTACCGTTGGCCGTAGCCTCAGCAGCTTCTTGGATGAGTCTTTTGGATAAGTGCTTAGCAGTCTGCCCCGATGCGGAGCGAAGACCAACAGCGGCAACAGCGCCTGCACCAGCAGAGCCGATAGAGCTTATTGCACTAGGAAGTATCTGGCCTGTGCCTGATGCGACCTGGGTTAGAAAGCCATCAAACGTAGGGTTCTCTAGGAAGTCAGCAAACGTTTCTATCTGCTCCATCGGCAAGGCGGCAAGTTGCTCAAGAGCACGAGCGTCTTTGACGCTTTCAGCTGCGCCTTTCTCATCGCCAATGAGTGTTTGCGCACCCGCCTTGAAGTACTCTAAGTCAGACGATAGACCCTTCGCACCAGACTTAACGCCTGCTACAAAAGTATCAATTAGCCCATCTGGACCAACAGCTTCTGTCTTAGTATTTAGGGCATCTGCAAACTGTGAGGCGTCTTTCTCTTCACCGAAAACAAGCTCGTTAAATAGATCTGTTTCAGCCAAGGTCTAGCCTCCATTGATTTGTGCAGCTAGCGTAAGTAACTTCGCGACGTTCGCATCGGTGTCCATGAGTAGGGACAGGGGGACTGGCTTACCCGCTTGGCCACCTGGGGGTGCATAGACGATACTGTTGTCATCGCCCATACGCACAAATTCCAGGTTAAAGTCGCTGACTTGCCCGAGATCTACGTCATCGCTGAACAAACCTGTAAACTTATCCCAAATGCCTTCTTTAACAGCATTACCTTGGAGGATTGTGCTTAATGCAGGGTTAATCGCGCTAAGGTATTCACGCTTTGCTTCTATGCTTTTTGATTGCTTTAGCTTCCGCATAACTCCAGGCAGCGTTCGTGACACGGTGGTGGAAAGCTCTGGACTAGGCTCTTTCCCAGCAATAGCCGCTTGGTACGTGTTGAAGTAAGCCTCTGAACCTGATTTCGCCTCAGTAAGTTCAGCAGCGTCTACCTTCGCAGCAGCAGTAATTCTAGCGTTGCTGGTAGTAGCCTCTCGTGAAAGCACTTTCTCATCCATCGTGTTTTGCTGTGAAACGCCGACTTTAGTATCACCACGCGCGGCGAGGTTAGTTAATTCCTGCGCGCGGGCTACGCGCTCTGCTGGTGTACCGGGACTGAAAGAGGCTGCTGTCCAAATGGCAGCAAGAGCCTCATCAGAGGGTAGTGTGCCGTCTGCAATACCTTCCCTGAATTTCTCATCAGTAACGATCCCTCTGTCTTTTAAGAACTGCACCATATCCATACGCTGCTGTTGGGTAGGCTGCTTAGCCTGGTCAGTAATTGCCTCGATGACGCTGTCTCGAGTAAGTTCAAATGGAGGTGGCTGGATAGAGGACAACATGTTTTTAGGGTCGACTTGCCCGCCGTCGGTATCGACGCCGTACTGCCGGAAGAAATCAGCAGGTCCTAGCTCATCAAACTTCTGTTTAATGGCAGGGTTAGTAAACATCTTCTTGGCAAGGTCATTTGTATTGTCGTCATACCACTTCTCAGCAGCGGTATTTAGTTTGTAATCCTCTTCGGTTTGATCGTCCATAAAGCCGGACTTACCGCCTGCGCTGCGTATGTCGCTAGTTGAGCTCTCAATCTCGCCCTTCAGGTCCCATTCGCCCGGATTAGTCATGCCGCGTCTTGCCATAGCCTGCCGTATAGCGGGGCCGACAGCTCTTTCGCCGCTAGGATTTATTGTTCGGTCTAGTTGGCTGCGCTCTGCATCTTTAGCGGTGGTTTGCTCCTGCTCTAGCGCTGCTGGGTCGCCGCCTTGATCTCGGTAGATCTCGAGAAGGTCTTCCATTGATGCGTTGTTTACTATGCCCAGATAAGCCCTTGTTGCCTCTGGGGAATTTGCGTACTTACTCGTATTTTGTGCTATCAGGGTGTCGCGTAGCTTTTGTTCTTTACGCTTTTGTTCTTGTGCGGCAGTCAGACCGCCTGACCTCACGAGCGAACTTTGATAGACAGAGGACTTGTCACCACCGTTGTTTAGCGCTGATACAAGTTCGTTGTTTAAGAGTTTGCTGAAATCTTTGTGGCTCTGCATGAGAACTGTATCTGTATCGGCATCAGTGCCGCCAACAGTGGGGGTGAGTTCTTCACCCGTCTCAGCATTTGCGATACGTGGTATCACCGCTGTGTCAGTGACATTAAAACCTATAACGTCAATCTCAACGCGCTCGCCGTTAATGACAGCGAACTGATATTTTTTGTGGCGGTCGAGCATGTCGCGTACTAGCTCTGGCCGCTCTTGTGCTAGAGCAACAGGGTCGTTGATCGTAGTGGGATCACCTAGCCCATAACTTTCTGTCGTGGCTAACTGCCCTAGAAGCTGCTCGTTGTAGTTCTGTATCCGACGCTCGCCTTCTTTTTGCGCCTCGAAATCAGATGTTTGCTGATACCTACTATCCTGATTGTTCATGCGGACATCTGTATTAACTGCACGCTGCTCTGTGGCTTCGGCTCGTTTTTCTAAAACGGGTCGTTGGCCAATAGTGTATTTAGACAGCTCTTCTGTTCGGCCTTCTTGATTCTGCGCTCGGACTTCGCCCTGAGCCGCACGGTCTGCCTGGTTTGTAAACTCTGCTTCGTTACGCTCCCGAAGCGACTTCTCGTATACAGATAGCTCCGACGCGCGTCCTTCTTGATCCTCGGCACGCTGATTTTGATCGTTTGCGCGCTTGTTCTGTTCTTCAACTAGCAGTCGACGCTGCGCGCCATCCATCATGCCTTGGAAGCCTTGTGCTGCAGAGCTCATGCCGCCCGCGAACGAAGAAATATCTATAGCCATTTCGTAACCTCTATAAGAAAACTGCAGCCATGATGGCAGCGCTTCCTAAGCTTCCAATTGTGGAATATGTGTTTGCTTTTGACTGCGCTTTTGCGGATGCGTATGCGTTATCTAGCGCCTTCTTGTTACTAGCGGCTGCCGTCATGCCTTGCATAGATCGCTGATAGACCCCTTGCCCAATATCAATAACCTTCCCGAGCATGTCCTGGTTAAGATCACGCTGAGAAAGCCGCGCGTCTTGAAGCGACTGGATGCTGCCAAGCGTCGTGTCTCTTTTGAAAGACTGCTGCTGCTGCTGCATTTGGGCGGGTGTTAGATTCGCGCCGTATCTTGATCGGTTACGATCGACAACTCCGCTCGCAAGAGTAGAGGCCATTTGAGAGTCAGTGCGCGCATCATCGATGAGGCTTTTGTCGTTGCTAGCCCGATCCAGCATATCTCGCTCAAACTGCGCGTAGTCCCGCTCATAGGCTTGTGCGTCGGCGCGAGTCATATACGCCAACATAGCATCTGGGTCAGACGAACTAGGAGCGCCATAACCGTATGCTCCAACCTGACCGCGCTCGTTGTAAGTGCCTAAGCCAGAAAAACCCATACCGCTGTTGCCGCCAGTGCCGCGGCCTGTACGCGTCTGATTAACGCGAGTACCTGTTGGTTCCTCAGCGTCCTGCGGGATCAGCTGATCAGGTTCAATCACCCCAAGGCTGCTTGTTTGGTTTGTCATTAGCCTTTACCTTGAGAATTGAGATTATCAGTGAAGCCGCTTAAGAACTTGGAGCCTTTACCGGTTCCAAATGCCCCCATTTCGTTGCCTGCTGAAACTCCAGCCATAACTAACTTTCCAGTCATGGCGTTTCTCGCAGAATCCACTGCTTGTTTATTCTTAATCTGCTCGAGGCGCTCATTGGTATCCATTTTCGCAAGCGCTGCTAACCCCTGATTAGCCACACCCGCTTGGCCTTGGCGAGTAGCGAGAATGCTTGTTTCTAAATCGTTCTGGTATTTTTTACCTTTTGAACCGGCGTCGCCTAGCTGCCCAGACAGCGCTGACCCTATAAGACCTGCATTGTCTGTTTTAGTAGCAGCGATATAGCTGGGCGCGGATATCTTCTGCATTGTGTCTGCATTAGCACGCCCCTTGAGAGTTGCAGTTACATCACCTGACGCAGCTTTGTCTTTCAACTCTAAAAGCTTTGGGTTGTAAAGATTTTGAAACTTCTGCCAGTCTTTTAGGTTCTGACTAGCAAGTGCCTTGTCAGACGCTGTCGCCTCGTAATCTTCTTTCTTTGGTTTACTGCCCATAAACATCTCTCGTGTAAACAATGGTATCGAGCCGCCAACCTTGAGAAAGGATGTAATCCTTTAACTCAGGTACTGCGGACCTAACTTCTAACTTTGAGAACCCACCTAATTTGGCTTGGTCCTTAAAAAATTCTTGATGTTCAGCTACCAGGTTATTCCCGCGTTCCTTCGCCCAAGCAAGCCAGATCAACATTGTCCGCTTGCCAGTAAATATGTCTGTCTCACCTGTAGTGACGACCAATCCCTCGTCAGTTGTCCAAAGCGTTGCCTGGTTCTGTGCGCAGGCTAGAAAAACGTCGGCGGCTGTAAAAGTCAGCTGCGGGTTTTCTGATAAAATTTCTTCTATCGCGGGGACTACCCAATCTACGTTGTCCTCGATAGGTGTCTCGACAGGGTTATCCGCCTTGACCATATCTACCGCGCCTAGTTCGCCATGCACCTGAAACTCCGCCATACTTAACCTTCCTAGCTATTGGTCGATTAGGTTTCATTAGTAAATTCGCTTCCTCGCAGCCCTGCAAAAATAGCTTTTGGTAGACAGCCGCAGACGTTAGGTCTGACCAGTCTTTATTAGGGATTCTTAGGAGCCGCTGTATAGCGCCGTTCACAATGGCGTCCTTGAAGGGCATCATCGCGTCATCGGGACCACTGGTCGCAGATCTTGCAGGCTTGAGTACTACATGTACTTTTAAATTATGATCGGTTGTCTCAAGGGCCGGCCAGACGACAAGTTCCATCGGATTAACGCCGCTTGTGAAGTAATACTGTGGGTCACCAGTCTGATCATCTGTGCTCCAACCAGGCACGCGGTCGTTGAGTAGAGCCTCAGTTACAGGCTCAACCTCTTTCCCTTTGTAAGACACCCACAAAATCTTGTGGATGAAGTTAGGGGCGGAAGGGATGAGGTAAGTATTTACACCAACCGCCGCACTAATGTTCTTAGTAGCTTGGATGACTTCTGATCTTTCAGCGAATTCGACAGTGGCGCTCCGCAAAGCGTTCTCAATAGAGAACTCAGGACAGTTACCAACAACTATCGCAACATCAGGTATGTAATCCGAAAACTCGACCGTCATGCGTTACCCCATTTGTGGTTGCTGTCTGCGTTCCATATTTGGATTAGTAATCGCGTCTATCTGGCCTTTACCGGTCACTGAAGTTGTAAATAGCTGGTAGTGGCTGCTAGCACGGTTGGCATTGCCAGCGAATTCTGCATCTTTCATATAAGCCATATATAAAACGTAATTCATGATTGCGTTAGCGAAGATATCTGGGATAGACAGGTCGCCGGCTTGATCAACCACCGTAGGGTTTGCGGAGTAAATGATCTCCAAATACGCGCTACCAGATACACCTGGGTACACGTAAAAATTACGTGGGTTGGACTCGTCATAAATGTAGTGCTTCACTACAGCGGCATGCGCCGCATCACCAGCAACAGACGGGTCGTGCCAGTCTGGCGTCTGTGCATCCAAAACCTCTCTGTCTACCAAACGGACAGCCCTGCGGCCCGCGCCGCCAATACCGGCAGACATGTTGCGCACAGCTTTTAGTAGGCGGTTACCACCGTCAGGGATTGTCTGCTTAGTACCAGCAACGAGGGTAACGGTATCGTTTGCTGCGGATGCGTCTGGTTTTAACAGCGCGATCTCGCGTTGGGCGTCGTTGATCCACAGCACTAGTTCACCTACTACAGGCCATCTAACGCCAGTTGTGTCTTGAAGCACAGTTTGTGCTCTGTCGATTACGCTTTGTACTGTGACTGCCATCGTGCTTTACCTATGAGTTAAGTATTGATTCCCAGGCTGCTTCCCGCTCGTCAGTAGTGACAGTACGCCCTATGGCTTTGTTCACTGCTGAGGCCTTTGGGTAGCCATCTGCTTTAAAATTCTTGGGGTCACCTTCGTCCATCATTTTTTCTAATAGCGTCACTAAATCTCCTGACATTACTTCCGGCGCCGCTTGTACTACTTCTTCGAACACTGCTTCTTCAGCATTTTGTTCTTCGACGTATTTTCCGTTGTATTCTTTTGCGCCCATCTGGATGGCAAGTAAGCCAATCTCCTCGGCGATTGTTCGGGGTACACCTGGTTCAAACAGGACCACTGTGCCGCCGTTGGTGCACACTCGTAGTGCTTTGCTACTTACAATCTTCATGATTAGTTCCTATAAAAAAAGAAAGCCCCCTCCGAAGAGGGGGCGATTGTCTTACTGTGCGGAGTCTAGAGCGATGATGCCGAAGTCCTGTATAGAGCCACTAATGTCGCTGTTATACTTAGGCTTACGGAGACCAAAGATCTTGCCTACGCTGATACCAGACTGGTTGCCATAATCGAAAGTATCTTCAACCATTTCAGGCAGACCGATGTCAGCTAGAGCTAGAGCCTGAGCACCACAGAACAGAGCACGTCCGCCAACTACGTCAGCGTCAGCACCCCACTTGTAGCCAGCTGCGCCAGCGTTGCCAGAAGTACCAGTAGTTGCACCAGAAGTGTTAAACACATGGCGGAACTCGTGGATCATCACGCCATCAACCATCAGGCTTGAAGTACC